ACTTGGACCCCCGCGCTTGGTCCAAGGTTTATAAGTTGAGCAAGGCCGTCTTGGGAAAGTCCGAACCCGGTCAAATATTGAAGGTTGCTGGCGAACTGTTTTGCGTCTGCAATTTGCTGTTGAAACACCTGTGCATAGTTTGATGATGCGCGGGTGGTCTGGGCAGATGACACGTTTCGTTCAGCTTCGGCAACTTTGTTGAGCGCGTCTGCGTATTGTTCAGCGTCTTCTGTTGGGCTAAGTTTTGCCAGTTCTGCGTAGGCATCCTTGCGGGTTTTCAATGCGTCCGTGACATCTTTGTCTGCATCTGTTTGAGTCTTAAAGGCATCAGACAAGGAAACAAAACCGCGAATGGAATCAGCAGTGGTGTCCGCAAACCCTTGAAGTTGATCCTTAGCTGCTTGGAGGCTGGCCCCAACAGCATCAACAGCGGTGACTACTCGGTCCCGCAAAGTGTCCGCGTGGTCTTTGGCTGCTTTGCGCGCTTCTGCTTGTTTGTTCTTTAAGTCGTTAGTTCCCTTGGTGGTTTTCTTTAATGTCTCGTTGTACTTGTTTGACAGCAACTTGTCCATGTCGCGAAACTCGGCAGCTGTGTAAGTAACTGTTGACGCAACTGTGTCGGATTCTCCAGCAACAACATGAAGCAATTCACCAATTGATTTCAACCCTCTGATAAGTGAGCCGGCAGGAGTTACATACAAGAACAACTTGCCAATTGCGTCAACGTATTTGTTGGTTTCTCCAGTGGCTCTTTCGGTAGCAGAAGGAATGACTTTGTTAAGGATGGTGGCAAAGTCGTTTACTGCTGGGGAGAGTTGTGAACCAACCAGTTCATAAAGGTTGTCAACTGTGATGGAAAGTTGCGACATTCCACCAGCAGAAGATTTGGCAGCTGCATCTGATGCGCCTTTGAAACTGGTTGCCAACTGTCGTTGAATAGTCTCAAGGTCTTTGGACTTAACAGCATCCGCGTCAAGGGAAACACCAAGGCGAGTGAGTGCGCCAATATTGCCGTTTTGGGCTTTGGCTAAAGCAAGGGAAACAGTCTCCAAATCCTTGCCAGTGCCTGCAGAAATATCTAACGCAAGGTTGAGAAGTCCTTGGGCTTGGTCTAGGTCTTCAGTTGCCCTGACTAGATTCTGCAAACTTGGACGAAGTTTGTCGTCAGACACCGCCGAAGTGGATTCCATTTTTGCTATCTGCTTCTCCATCGAAGCAACCTGAAGGTCAGTTGCCCCTGTGGAGTTCTGGACTGCAATCTTTAATTGTTCAGCTGCTTTCTCATCGTCATTGAACGCTGTAACGGCTTTACCAAGTTGCTGGACCAATGCCCCAGCGGAGACAGCTGCACCCAACTGGGAGGTCACCAGACCCTTTAGAGAGAACTGTGCGCCCTTGACACCCTTGTCGTTGTAGGTGGTGACGATGGGAAGCGTTACTGCAGCCATTTGGTTATCTCATCTCTTTGTTCACGCGCAAGATTACATCCTGCACAATGCCATGAACGGTTGCTGTCAAATGAGGAAGGTGTTCTTCTCCACCGGGCCACATATACCGAGAAGGACCTTTGCGTCCTTTGCGCTCACCAGAGCGATGCGGGACATCTTCACTGTCAAGGTTGTCAATGAATGGGGAACTTCCACCGCGCGCACCAGCTGTGTCGTAAATAGCACCAGCAGGGTTGTTTTGAATAATGCTGAACATCGAATATGCACTGTTGCCCATACGCGCTTTGCGCTTTGGGCCACCAAGTTTGAAACGTATTCCCCGAAGAATGAGTTGTTTGTTCCAAGCAGTTGCACCGCCACGGCCCTTAACAAGTTCGCCTTTGGTGATGCGGGAATCCCCGCCAGATGAGTTGAACGGGGTGATGTCAGAGTCAATGAATTTGAGATAATCCTTAATGGATTTGATCGTTGGCGCAGCTTCTTTTCGAATCTGCTTATTCATCTCTTTCACATAATCAGGTTCAAGTTTCTTGAGACGCTTCAGCGTTTCGTCAAGACCCTTGATTTTCATGTCTGATTGAATGTTTGCCATTACTTGTGTCTGTCTTGGAGGGCTTGGCTAAGAGTGCTGATGAGTGTTATCGGCATGTCCTTCAGGTCCCGCCATGGAATCCCCGAAAGGATTAGTCCGGCGATGACTCCGTGGATGCCGTCACGCCAAAAGGGATGCGCTCCACCCTGTAGGAAATGCCTTTCACTTCTGACTTGTACTTCTCAATGTTGCTGACGTGGCCCTGTTGTTTCATGGAAAGGTAACTCAGTGTCACTAGGTATTCCATAGAAAGGTTTTCGTCAACTGCTTTGATGATTGAAACGGTGTGCAGTTTCTCAAACTCAATGAGGCTTGCTACCGATAGGGCGATTTCATGTTCGCTCCCATCGACCAGCACAGTGGCGATGTGGAGTTCAAACATTAGGCGATTGGTTCTGTAAGGAGTCCGCCGTTGAAGGTGATAGCACCAACAGTGGCAAGGTCGCCAACAGCGCCCGTGACGGGACGGTACTCAGACATGAGCGCGCCAGTCAAAGTGAAGTTTGGATTCGTTGCGCCAACAACTGCCGAAGTTGGTCGGACAACAACAGTGGTTTGGACACCGACAAGTGCAGTCAAAGTCGCGTTGACTTTTGTAGCTGCGAAGTCTTGGTTGAATGAAATTGTCACTGTGTTGTTCTGGATTCCACCCACGAAGGTGTGTCCGTTGGTTGAACTGCTAGACATACTGGTTGACTCAACGCTGTCCACAGCCTTGACGACTTCCACGTTTGTGACATAGGTAGTCAAATCAACTGAGTTGACAAGAACTGTGATGTCTTTGTTTACATAAATAGCCATGACTATTCAGCCTCTACTTTCTTGGTTTGTTTGTATTCGATATGACCCCCACTGATGAGGGCCTCAATCGATGAGCCTTGCAGCTCATCATCGGTGATTGTGTCGCCAAGCGATTTGCCTGCAACAAGTTCTGATGTGACTTTGTAACTAGCCATGTGTTCCTTATGGGTATGCGACCCACGGCACCGTGATGGTGTACGCGGGAAGTTCTTGATTGCCCACAGAATAAACCGTGGGAGTTGCGTCTGTTGCTGATGTTGCGTCAATAACCATGTCCATCGTGTCAAGAAGCGCGATGAGCGCGTCAAGGTTGCCCGGTGGAGGCATCAACACGTTTACAGGGAAAGAAAGCAACAACTGATTGGTGGTTGAGCGCGTCACTTGTGGAGGGTCAATGATCACGGAAAGCGGGCGAGCGTTGCGGGAGTCTGAAACAACAACAACGCCAGCAGTTTCGAGCGTTGAAACCAGCCGAAGGCGGGCATCATTTGTACGGCCCATTATGCGACCTGCGCTCGGTTACAACCCCAGAGTCTGAGAATGTCACCCATGGCAACAGGGTTGTTTCCTGATGCCAGAGTTTCATAGGACTGGAATGAGTCACCGCCAGCAGAACCGCGCGAGCGATACAACTGAGCTGCCATCATTGTTGTACCCAGTTTCACGTCAGCACTTGGTGCCGTAGCAAGCACATCAGAAAAATATCCTGCAGCGCGCCTTCTACGGAACGCAAGCGCGTTGGCTGCATCTGTGCATACAGTAACGAAAGCGGTGTCATTTGCCGTTGCGGGCGATACCCCCAAGAATGACAGGACCGAACTGTTGTCGGTCCAAGTGCAAACACTGGTGTATGTGATTGTCGCCGTGTTCGGTGCGGTGTCGCGTTGGACATCATCGCCAGCATCAAAGTAGATGACTTGATTTTCGCGGAAAACATTCCAGTCAAATTCAAAGTCACCCTCTGGGCCTAGACCAGTAAATTCATAGGGTTCGGTGGAGACAACTGTGAAGTTGCCATCCATTCCGTCACCCACATTCGCGACTGTTATCGCCTGCCCCATGAGAATCTCATTTGGAAGGAAGGTCTGCAAAACGACAACACCATCAAGGCGTTCCCGAAATGCAATCGATAAAACAGTCACGGCAGTGAATCCACTAGTTCGTCTTTATCAGACGAATGCAGCCTTGATGCTCTTTGAAGCGTCAATAACTTTTGCAGCGAAGTAGCCACGGAAAGCAATCTGACGTGAAAGCTGTGAAGGCTGTTCAACGCTGATAGCGCCCTTTTGCTGTTCCCAGCACTCAATGCCTGTTGGGTCCATGATGACCATGTCAGTTGCGCCGAGGTTGCGGTCAACGACAAGGCGAAGTCCGAAAGCAACAGCTGAGTCTGAGCCGGGTGTCATGGTGCCGTATGCGTTCATCGGTCCAACTTGTGGGAACAGTGGGCGGTCTGAACCGTCAACGAGTTGTCCAAGGTACTGGAAGATGTTTGGAGACACAGCAAGGGCTGATGGCAAGTTGCCATTTGAGCCAGTGAGGATGTCTGCAGCTGCTTGATACATCCAGCGAACCCATTCAGCAGGGTCTGTGATTGACGCGTTTGTGAAGTTGTTGCTGTTGGTTGTACCAGTTACAAGCTCTGAACAAGCGAGAAGGTCCGTACGGTCTGCATAAACGCGAGCCATGTCGTCCAACAAAGCGCCGAGAACTTCTGGCGAAGACCAGTCCATTGAAGCTTCTGACAGTTCAACGTATCCACCTTGGATTGTCTTGGTGATTTGCACGTCATCAACAACGAAAGCCGAAGCGGTGATGGTTGTGTTTTGCGTGGCTGTTCCAATGCTGTTGTGTGTTGTTACTACAGGACGAATAAAAATCGCACCAGCTTGAGGCATGGCACGAACGCCTGTTGCATCGATTAGAGGCCTTCTTGACTGGAAATTATTGTAGATAGGAGCCACGATGGGAGTCGGGACAATGCCGGGCAAATCGCTTGTAACCACGTCTGGAGCTGCAGCGCGAATGTTGTCATTCAACTGTGCGAAGTCGTGACCACCGCGAACGAATGACGCAATG